TTGATTAGCAATTCTAATAATTGTTCAAATTTATTTGACATTGCACGTGCTCCTTTTAGATTTGTACTTTAAAGTGTAGGTATTTACTATGACCTTGCGAAAATGGTGGCAAAAAGCGGCCAAAAAAGGTTATTTTTTCTAGATTTTTATCTGTAAGTTATATATCTTGAGAAATTCTTCGATATGTACGTGCTTAAAGTTCTGATTGAATTCCAAATCATGGGGTTTGAAGCCATTGTTAGGAACAACTCTATGGAAATTTATTTTAGGAAAATCCTGTAGCACCCGTTTGGTTTGGTTCATCCAGTTGCCGTAAAAAGTCGCTGTGTCTACGGATTTTTTGTAATTTCGTGTGTCTTTGAACACATTGTTGAACATATAATTTTTGTTTTTACTATTATTAATGTGTCCTTGATAGTCGAAACCTAACACATATATATTGTCAAACCCTTGTTCCGCCGCAAACCTAAGTGCTGTGGGGCCGCTGGACCATCCCAAAGACGGCTGAAACCAGTTGCAGTGGTCCAGTATTTTAGGATTTTTGTCATATTGATGATTGTAATTGGACCAAACTGGGTTTTTGACAGCATAATCTGATTCAAAAATTTCAAATATCATTTTTGGGTCAACTGCTATAAGGAAATCAGGCGTCTCTGTTCTGTAGACACCGTTACAGGCGAACACCTTGCCGTGTTGCTTAAGGTCGTTTATGAGTATGCCTTTACGGGATTCGCCGTTTCCTAGTACAAATGCTGTGGTCATTACAGAGATATATTATCTTCTGCCTGTGGTTGAGCATACATCTTTTGAACAAATTCGGATTCTGCCTTTTGTTCTTGGTCGTGATGCTCCGAGGCCAATCTCATTTTGTTGATGTCTTTGAGTGTTAGCCTTGTTTTTCTAGTGTCTTCTGAGTCTAGTATGGAAATATCTTGGTCAGCGTCGTAATTTTTCTGTTGTTCAAAACCCGATTCACCATATCCAAACATTTCATTTAGTTTCATAACAATATTTATTACGTTGTGCCTCCGCCACCGGGGGTTGTTCCTGGTGTGCCTGTGTTACCGGTCGGTCCTGCCGCTCCGGGGGTTGCTCCCGGTCCACCTGGTTCGGGTGCCTCGGCGTCTGCTGTAGGCTCTTCAAATTGATCTAGATCGGATGAAATGTTCGACTGACTCACTCCTGCCGATCTCATCTGTGTTGATTTTGTCTGTTGTTTCTGTGCCACATTGTTTTCTTGTGCCCATAGTTCCGCATTTCTTGCCATTTCCTCTTCAGATAATCCCAAGAAACGTTTTAGAGCAAATCTTTTACTCATATATGGCAGTTCTGCCACTTGAGTGAATGTCTGGACTCTGGCCTGGTCCATTTCTGTCTGCCTGTATTGTGCGAAGTTTTGTGGCGGATTCATTTTGATTTCAAACATAGAGTTATCCAATGTGTAACCTTTTGCTTTGATCCATAATTTAAACTCTTCGTCAAATATGGGTGCTACCATTGACTGTAATCTTTGGCAATATTTGTTAAATCTCAATTCTTGGATGTATGCTGTTCCTACTCTTCCATCATTGAATGATTGTTGCGAATCGTCTGGTCCAGTGGGCAGGTAAGAACTCGGAATCCTTAAACCTCTGAAAAGTTTGTTTGTAAAAAATTTTAAGTCATCAATCTCACCTAGATTAGTACCGCCTGGCAGTGTGTCAACTTTAGATCCTCTACCTTCTGCTGTTTGTGGAAAGAAGTAATCCTCGTTGATACTCATTGGGTTATATGTGGCGTCCACGTAGTTTACACCACCCGATGTTGAAGGAATTCTTCTTTGGTTGATTTCGTTTTTCACTCTCTCGACGAATTGCATTGCCAAGTGTGTTGGCATATTACCCACATCAATATAAAACACTCTTCTTTCTGGCGCTCTCTGTACCCTGTAGATGATTATGGCATCTTCCAATAATTCTTTTTGTTTGTAAACTTTGAAAATCTGTTCTAGTATGGATTGTCCAAACGGAAACAAGTTGTCTAGACCATCTGACATACTCATGTGAACCACGTGTTCGGCGTTGATCGCATACTGATTCATGGTACGATAGAATCTTCCACCTTGTCCGCCGGCGGCGCCGGCACCCGAATTGATGTTGTATCCGTATCCAGCCGACGAATAGTTTGCGTGATAAGGACCGGATGTTGTGCCTGTACCACCATACACCTGGTTTGGTGTAACCTGTGTGGCACTCAATCTTTCGAGGTTTGGATTTATGTCTCTTACAATATATTGTTCCGGTTTTTTGCCGTCTGATTCATTTACAATAATTCTGTCTACCTTGGCGGCATCGATGTACAACCACTTGTTTGTTTCCGGATCTCTGACAAAGAAACAGTCTCCGTATTTCAAAACATTTCTAAAAATTCTAAATGCTCTTTTCTGAAAGTGATTTGTTTTTGTCCATTGCTGTAACGCTTTCTTCAACAGTTTGACTTCCGATTCAACAACATCATCTTTGAAAACGATGTCAAATGGTGTTTCGTTTTCTTGATTGGTTTGTGTGCAGAATTCTGCCAAAATATCAAGAGCGGCATTTACTTCTGAGTCAGTGTCCATTTGGTCGTACTGGAAATACCTCTGTATTCTGTTAGGGTGTCCTGTGTACACGTCCGGTAGATAGGAACTGTAGTTTCTTTTAGCGAACTGGGGATTTCTGTCACCTGCTATGGGCGACATATTAGCATCTTTAAAATATTTTTTCCAAGCCATACGTTATATTATACCTTTTTCACGAGCAAAGATCAAGAACATTATTGGATTATTCCTCCCAATGCTTTGATGTTACTGATTGTTTTACCAGTGTTATCTGCTGTTTTGACTGTTGCCGCCGCCACTGTTGATAGATATCTCTCCACTTTTTTATTTGTTGTTATTAATTCTTCAAGGTACTTATTGTTTTTGATCATATCCTGATCCACAACACTTGTAACTGCTTCTTCCTGGATAGCATCTGCCACTTTTTTGGCGGTCTTGGCCGGCAGTACCATTTCGCCTCTGTGAACTTTTGTCAGAGTGTCTTTGGTTTCAAGCAATCTGCCTGTTTCACCGTCGGTACCTGTCAATCTGCTGTCAAACGAACCTCCCATCATCTGGCCAATTATGGTACCTATCACAGTACCAAGGGCAGTACCTAACGCTGTGCCTATAGGTCCACCGATAAATGTACCCACGGTTCCGCCAATCGCGGCACCAATTGCTCTGGCCGCCATCCTGCCTCCCAGGTAACCGGCCACTCCTCCTGCTACTCCTCCAACACCTCTTGCTCTTGTCTCCTCGTTAAAGATCATTGAAAGACTGCTCAAGATCGTAACAATCGATGCCAGCGGACCTGCTATCCTCGTAAACAGTCCCAGCATGGTGCCTGTTGTTCTCATGAATGTGCCGGTGATGCCTTTCATGAAACTTGTGAGGCTGGTTTGTCCTATCCTTACACCTGTGGCTATGATCAGTATCTGGGCCGCTTTGTCAAAAAGATATTTGCCTGCCAACGCTCCCACGAATCCCCCGGCCACAACTCCCGGAAAGTCCTTGCTGAAGTTTGCCAGGGCGTTGCCTATCATGATGAATCCCTCGTTGGTTCCTCCGACCAGTCCACTGACAAGTGGACCCAGTCCTATCAGGATCGATGTTTGTATCGTTTCGAACCCTGCTTTCAATCTCTTCGCGGATTCATTAAATTCTGCTAAATTTTTTGTCAAACTTTCTTGTGCCAGCAGTTGTTCTTCGGATGCCTTGGCTGTGTCCAAGGTCAATGTGCTTAATGGCAAGAAGGCATTGGCTAAATTTTCTAGTCCTCCGCCCAACAATACCGCAGGTTCATTGAATTGTGATCTGAAATTTCTAGCCCCATCTCTCAGGGTTGTCAGCACCTGGTCGATTCCTATCTGTCCCGATCGGAATGCCAACACCGCATCACTGAATCCTGGCACCAATGCCGATGCCTGTTGCGACAACTCGTCAAACTGTACACCTGTTGCCAGGAAGTTTTTCAGGCTGGTGCCCAGTGCCGGATTAAGTTGGCTCACTGTTGCCACTAATTGTTGGCTGGCCATGGCCTGTTTTTCATCCAGACCTTGTAGATATGTTTGAAATATGGCATCTGCGTTCTGTCTTTTTATTTCTTCGTCTAACCGTTCTCTCTGAATACCGGTCAATCTTGTCAGTCTGTCCAGTTCCTTGGCATATGATATAGTGTTTGCCGTTATCTCTTGATCGGAAAGTCGTTGGAATCTCTGTTGAACTCTTTGTATGTCGAGATAGGTTGTTAAAAATTCGTTTAGGTTTTCTGTGGTCAAACCCAGAGCGGCCAACTGTGGTATGCCTTGCGTTCTCAGTTGTTCTGTAAACCTCGTCAACGATGGTATGCCTTGGTTGACTGTTCCAAACAATGCGGCAAGAGTGACTGCGTTCGAAGATGTGAGGTCAACGAATTCCAATAGAGGCAATCTGGCATCTGCCGCGGCCTGTCTAAGCCGTATTAGACTTTGTCCAAAATCGGCTCCTTGGCTGGAAAGGGCTCGGAATATGCCAATGTTGAAATCAAAACTGTTGGCCAGGTCATTGAAGTTACCCAATAGAGGCATTCCCTCGAATGCTTTGGTAAAAGTGCTGAAGGTGTCGGCACCTTTCCTGCCAGAATCCGCAAAACCTCTGATCGCTTTCT